AATCAATGATTCTCAGACCGGATGGCAGTTATGCCGGAACCGTAACTACGACTATCGGATCTATCAGAGAGAATCATATTGATACCGTTATTGAGATGCTTAGCAACTACAAAAAGAAGATAGCATCGTCCCAAAGAAGGCAAACTATTGGCAAAATAATCACGTTCGATTTTAGGAATAAGATCAAAAGTCGCTCATGAACTGTCGTCATCGTCGGGCTAAATGAGGTCGCATATAAGCCATATTGAACTTAGTATCTGTATATTAATATTTAGCCAATTCAAAGTCTAAAAGGATGAAAAATAACATGCAGCAACAAATCTTCAAAAACTAACCAATATTCTATTATCAGAATAAACATTAGTTCCATCAATAAAAAGCACAGGTATATGGCTACCTGTGCTTTTTATTATCTCAGTCAATTCTCATAGAAAAAAAGACAAAGAGCTGATAACCAATAAAAGGGGAGGAAAAAGAGGGAATATTTTCTCTTTTTTCTCCCAGCCGACCACGCACCGCCCTAAGAAAATGTTTCGATCTAAAGTTTTTTTTCACCCCTTATATGCTGGGCTTTGCTACTTGTAAATAAATTTCATTTTGTCATTTTGGGGCCTCTGCCATGTCCTTTACGACCTACTACATACCCGATACCTTTGCTGAAAAACAAGACATGGACCCCATCCTTAAACAACAATTGCTCGCATTCATACTTGGTGGTAGCTTTCTATCAACCATCACAGGATTCGTCACCCTCAAATACACTAAAAAGCAGGCAGAAGCTAAAGCTCTAAGCTCTGTACAGGACGTATATCAAGAGCTCATCGCTGACCTGCGAGCTGATAAGCTAGCTATGAAAAAAGACAAAGAGGAAAGCGAAACGAGGTGGACAACTCGCATTGAGAAGCTGGAAAATAATCAGCAATCGCAGGATAAAAAGATAGCGGATAACGAAAAAGAAATAGCTGATCTCAAACGATTCAAATGTATAAACCTATCGTGTAACAATCGAAAACAATGAAACACTATGCACACATTCTTATTTGTACTGCCTGCCTTGCATGCACTTGTTCTTTTTATGGTTGCCGTACTACTTATCAAAACGATAGTAGCACTCAAGAGCAAACCCGTCTTTCTATCTCAGACTCAGCTCTACGCATCAGAACTGAAGATGCCTGCTCCCGATTCAACCTTAATCAAGAAGAAGCGGGCAAAGGCTGGAAAGTCAAAGTTAACTTCGACACATCAAAGCCGGCAGATCCGGAGACCGGCTTATCCCCGATATCGAATATCGAGATTGAAGGGAACGAAAAGACAGTTAAGACCTTGCTACAGGAAGATGACACTATACACGTATCTGAGAGTCAAGAAACGAAGAATGATCTCACGCTTCAGCAAAGCAAACAGTCAACCTTCCACAAAGATGCCGGCAGTTCTGTAGCTGCCGGGATAGACAACGGGATCAAGTATGGCCTGATCATCGGGATCCCCATCATTCTTATCATCTTAACATTAATCATCCATGCAAGATTCAAGCAAAAGGATCCATCAAAGTAAAATATGGAAGCTGATGGAACGATATGCGGATGGGAAGCCTATAGAGTTTTCCATCCAGTTCTGCAAGAAGAGTACCGGGGAACTAATCACTTATGAACGTGCTGTACTCACTTCATTTCATAGCAGCGGTAGTACAATCAATGTACTGCAAGCCGGTGAAGCCACACCACGCAAGATCCGGCGCTGCCTTATCACCCAGTTTAATCATCTCAAAGTATATTTTTAATATGGAATCAAAGCAACAACCTAACCTAGTTATGAAAGGGTACGAAACCTATGCAGTCCTGAAAGGAGGTGAGAAAGTTATCCAATTCAGCGATAACAGCGACATTGTGACTGACAAGGAGACATCAGCCGTTGAAGTCGTCCCCAAGGGAAAGAAAGATCCGATCAAGTTTATTCCGCGCGGAAGGAATAACGATATGATGTACGACATCATGCGTAAAATCGGCACCAACGTTACCATTGGCAGTAATGTTGAATTTAAGAATAAAGTCGTGTTTGGAGACAGCATCCTTGTCTACAGGAAGAAACGCGACGGAAAAACCCGCAAAATCATCAAAGAGGAAGTGCTTCCGGAAGAAGAACCCGAAATCTTTGAATTCCTTGAGAACAACAATTTCAACTTCATCCGTGTAGAGCTCGCTAATGATCTTGTCATCTTCTACGATGCTTATTTAGAATACATACTCAGTAATGATCCGAAATCGCCCAAGCTCGTACAGATCAAAGCAAAAGAGGCAACCTGCTCACGTATTAGCGAGATTGACGAGAAGACCGGTAAAAGTGAATGGCATGGATATTCAGCGGAATGGAAGAAAGGTACCCCTGAAGATCTTGTCGCCACTCCCCTGCTCGATCGCCAGACTCCTTTGCTGGATCTTAAGAAAAGGATGGGACTTGCTCCTGATGATGAAGGGAACCTCGTCATCGGGAAAGATCGCAGATTCATTCACAATCTGCGTATTTCGACGCCAGGACGTTTTTATTATAGCCGGCCCTATTGGTGGAGCGTATTTGCTTCAGGATGGTATGACTTCTCCTGTGCTATTCCCATCTTCAAGAAATCTCTGATTAAAAATCAGATGGCTCTCAGGTATATCGTATATATCAAGGATACATTTTGGGAGAAGCTATTTGCAGACGAAAAGGTCGTCAAAGATGATGAAAAAACTGCCCGCAGGCAAAAGTTTCTTGATGACATGAACGATTTCCTTGCCGGTGAAGAAAATGCCGGGAAAGGCTTTGTTTCACATTTCAGATATGACAGAGTAAGAGGCTACGAGGATAAGGACATCATCATTACTCCTCTTGAATCGTTCTTCAAAGGTGGCGAATATATTGAGGACAGCGAGGAAGTAAGCAACATGATGTGTTATGGAATGGGAGTACATCCTTCCATCATCGGATCCGCACCCGGTAAAGGTAAAAGCATTAATGGAACTGAAGCACGCGAACTGTTCACCATCGAGCAAGCTCTCATGAAAATGTACCAAGACGCAACCCTTGAACCTCTATACTTTGCCAAGGCCGTTAATCAATGGCCTTCGGACATCTATTTCTCTGTAACCAACTGCCAGCTCACCACCCTTGATCAGGGAACGGGAGCTACAAAAAACACAGGTCTAACTCCAGAAACTGAAGAAAAATGAACGCATTAATTCCCGATATTGAGACCTTAAAGAAGGTAGTCAAGATCAATTCGTCATTGCCTTATGAATCTATTGAACCGTATATTGAGGATGCTCTTGATATCTATGTTAAGCCCTATATAGGGCAATCCGTCATTAAACAAGCTCTGACAGACCAAGAATCTGAGATATATAGCAAATTATTGCGTGCGCTTGGCCCGCTGACCTTAATGCTTGCGACGAATGAACTAGGAGTCATGTTCGGGGATACCGGCATCACGGTCAGTAATGTACAAGGACAACGTTCTCCGGCCAGTGATTCAAAAATAGCGGCCTCAAAGGAGAACCTGTGCTTCCGGGGAATGCAAGCTCTTGACCGGCTTATAACCTACCTGGAAGAAAATAAGGAAGATTTTCCGGAGTACGTAACAGACCATATTTCCCCTTTCTGCTTTATCCGGAATGCACACGATTTTCAGGATATTGGCATGGTAGACATCGATTACTCCACCCTGTCTTATCGTATCATGTACCCCACAATCCGTCAGCTTCAGGAACGAAATATTCGTGAAATGATACCGGACAATGTATATGCGGATTTAAGGGAAGCATACTCTAAAGATAAACCGACACCCAAGCAGCAGGTTCTCATTGATCATATCATTCGTTTTCTTGCAAATAAGACGGCAGAGCTCTATACCTCACAAAAGACAACCGAGCAACGTGTCGCCAGCAAAGCAATAGAATATTCACCTGCCATCCGCCCGATTTATCAGGATCCGGACGCAAACGGTAATTTCTTTGCTAGTCAGGCAACCTACTATGCCGGGAAAATACACACTTATCTGGCCGAAAATGCAGAAGAACTAGGCATTGAAACAAGATCCCAAGCTATTGACTTTAACTCCAAGAAAAAGAAGCTATTCACTTCAATATCATAATACTATGCATACGATACAAATCAATGACGATACATACACACTTCCTGGAAGCTGGGACGAGCTCACTCCGAAGCAGCTCCTATACCTGGTTAAACTCACGAAATCGAATATACCGGTAGAACAAGTTAAGATCTACATGATGCTCTATTGCCTGAAAGCTCACGTATGCCGGCACAAGAAAATTTTCAAAGAATATGTTCGTATCAAAATTGGGCAGGAAAGTGAAACAGTACACTTCCAGATCCGCAGCCGCCGATACCTCCTTCATCCCGAAGAAATCAGTCTGCTCGCTGATCAATTTCACTTCCTGATACGTGAAGAAGAAAACCGTATCACTTCACAGAGGCTGTATCTCATTAATCCGGAACTGACAGTCAATCCTTACCCGACACTCCGCTTCCGATGCCGAAAATTCATCGGGGCGGAAGACCAACTGTTCGATATCACCTTTGAGCAATTCATGTATATGCAAACCTATTTGGATGCGATGCAGCTGGATCCTCAAAAGATCAACCATCTCCTAGCCTGCCTGTGGCATCGTGGGAAAGAATTTGATATCAATCGCCTGGACAAAGACGCAGCTATTCTGAAACGTCTTCCCGACGACAGGAAGATGATCATGTACTGGTACATTCTTGGAAGCCTCTCCTGCATGAGCGCAGCCTATCCACGAATATTTTCTGGAGAAGGGAAAAATAATGGGCGTATATTCGATGCCCAGCTGCGACTACTTGATTCCCTGGCACAGTCTGACATGACCAAGAAGCCGGAGATCCGGAAAGGTTTGCTGCTCGATGCGCTGTACTCGATGGATGAATCCATCAGGCGCAAGGAAGAAACAGAAGAGAACTTGAGGAATAGATAGAAAAGTTTGTTACTAGCAAACTTTTTATTCGATTTTGTTTGTTACTAACAAACTTTTATCTATCTTTGTAGAGTCATAAGAAACGCGGGTGACGTCCGCATAAGTTCTTTTATATTATGGAACAATTGTTCAAGGCTATCCAAGCGATAGCAGAAGCGAATCCCGATGGATTCACGGTTGACCTCACAACCTTAAAAAAGGTCACAAAAGGCATTTCAGTCGCCTATCTCGAAACCCAAGACAGTTTTGGAGAAGAAGGACTGAAAAGAGTTCTTAACCATGCTTTAATGCACGAAAAGAAAGTCGGTGGATGGTTCAACGAAGAAAACGGAATGTTCTACTTCGATTCTATCCGGATTTTCACTAATCTCGAAGAAGCCAAGCAATTCGGACGTGAAAATGGACAGATCGCTATTTTCGACATTGGGCAAATGGAACTCATCAAATTGTGATCCGGAGGGGCGAGAGCCCCTCCATTACAAAGTATATTACATTATTAAATACCCGATTGTCAAAACGTAAATTGATGAATTATGAAGAATCTTGAATTACTACCTCTCCCTGCCGAGAGTAAAAAGCGGATCGACGAGTTCGCAAGGCAGTATCAGCGCATGGGACATATCTCTATTGAGGTTGTATCCTATAATGAAGGTCGCTTAATTGTTCGCGCTGAACAAAAAGACCTGGTAAATGACAAGTTCCTCACCAAAAAGGAATTGACGGGACGTATCCGTGACATGTTTAAGGGAGAGATCCCGGACGACTGGAAGCTCACTGTGTCAGCTGTGAACTTCGATCGCAAAGATATCGACGGAATCACCATTGACTGGATCAAAAGACGGATGGAACGCTTAGGATTAAAAAGCAAACATCTGAGCAACTATACAGGCATTGACAAATGCACTGTATCCTCACTCCTGTCCGGAGACAAGGAACTGACCAAATGGCACAAGGTAGCACTGTATTACTTCTTTAAATATTACGAAGTAGCCAACTTCTAACTTTCATTTGTAAGCGGAGCAAAAAACTCCGCTTACTTTTTGCCGAATCTGAAAAAGATTGTACTTTAGCACCTGCCCAATATCGTTATTAAAACATGAATCCCTTACCATAGTGTAACCAGACAGCTGGTTCCGGCTAATAACACCGGTGGGCGCACTATAGTGAGGGATTCGCCATATTACTATGATATATACCAACTTCAATGTAGATTTGTCTTCAGAAGACAATTCAAGTGATCCTTACTATGGTAGTGGAAGTAGTTCAGATGAATCCGCACCATTACCGGATATTACGAGTGACACTCCGATAGAAACCAATGGTTTGGATATAAGCGACTTTGTCAATAAATAGCAAATGCTATTAAAAAAGAAACGACAGCCATAAAAGAGCCGAATATCAGAAATGCAAGAGAGCGTTTAGTATGTTTGACTCTTTTTTTATTCATTTCTTCCTGCTTCGTTATTTTCTTTTGAAGTTCAACTAATTCATCGCTGACAACCTGCTTCTTTTGATCAGTATCTTTATCTTTCCCTTTAAAATAAGCTATATATTGCGGTATAGTGAATTTATCAGGTTCCTTCCCAGGCGCGAAAACAGTATGTGGCTTGATGACGTGATAAATATAACCGATGGAAATAGATGTAAAAACAACAATAGACAAACATCCGGAAGTCAAAGCTGCATCATCATTTACACTCAAATGCGTGAGAATATATCCTATTGCTGCTGTTAAAATGCCAAAATAGATAGCAAACAAAGTATATCCCCTTTCAGTTATAAGGGATTCTACACGGACAAGATCATTATGCCGAACCATAGCCTGTTCATAATACCATTCTATAAGCGATAAATCGATTACTTTTAATTGTTCTGCAGTGAGTCTTTCCATGATCTATATATTTTTGAGCTAAAATACATTTTTCTTTTGGAGCTACAAAGAAACTTTTGTACTTTAGCCGTTGCCAAATAATTAATGAATAAACATGAATCCCTTACTATAGTGTAACCTGTAAAATCAGGTTCAGGTATCATTAGACCTGTTGGCGCACTATAGTGAGGGATTCGCCCATTTCATCAGATGGAATCATTAGACATACACCTCAAAGATTTAATCCTTCGAGATCTTCACAAGACTCCTAAAAAGAAACGAATCCAATTTGATATCTTTGACGAACTTCAAATAAGTTTGTCTACGGAACAACTAATTGGTTATCGAAAACAATTGGTCATGGAAGGATTAATAACAGAAGAAAATCCAGAAGACCTTGACTCACCTATCGAAGTAACCCCAAAAGGTTATGAAGTTATTCATTTACACGGGAGTTATGGCACCTTCATTAATTCGATACAGCAGGCTGAAGTACTAAGAAAAGAAAGTGAAAAATTACAAGCTCAAAACTTAAAACTAAAAAAGTATAGTACTATTATTACTATTACTCTTTCAATATTATCTTTTATAACAGGAATCCTACTATCAGACCTAATAAAAGGAATAATAAAATAAAGATTACTTTATAATAAAGAGACACACGAAACTTATAATAGTTATACGAAAGTTCTAATAGTTTACGCTTAAGATTCTTTATTTCTTGCTCCTGATCCATATATAACTCTATTTTTGAGCTAAAATACAACATTATTTTAGTACATTCAATTTTATTCCTCTTATCTTTGCACTTGTAACAAATTAAAAACACGTACTATGAATTGTAAACTTGGAAAATTAGAAATCCCGACTGATCAACCTTTTCTAAATTGTAAATTAGGTCGAGAAAAGTACGCAGAAGTACTTAAAGCTATTATCACTACATACAAAAAAGGATTTGTCTTAGCTATAGACGGTAAATGGGGAACAGGTAAAACTACATTTGTAGAAATGTGGAAGGCATATCTTGAACTGGACAAATTCCACACATTATACTTTAACGCTTGGGAAAATGACTTTATCTCAGATCCTCTTGTTGGTCTAATTGGCGAACTTACAAAAATAAACTCTTCTAAAAGAACAAAGGATTTAGCATCATCAATGATAAATACGGCGGGAAAAATTGTGCTAAAGGCAGTTCCTGCAATGTTCAAGGGAGTAATTAAGAAATATGCAGGTGAAGAAGTAGTTGAGATTCTTTGTGATTGTGCCGAAGAAGGGTCTTCCATGTTAGAAAAAGAAATAGATAATTATGAAAGCCAAAAAGGAAGTCTACTAGAATTTCGGAAAGAGCTCGAAAAATTTGTTGATGAAGTTTGCGAAAAGAAACCATTGATATTTATCATAGACGAGCTTGATCGATGTAACCCACATTATGCTGTAAAGGTGCTAGAAAGGATTAAACATTTGTTCAACATACCTAATATTATATTTGTCTTATCCATAGATAAAGAACAATTAAGTCACTCCATACGTGGATATTACGGGAGTGACCTAATAAATGCCAATGAATATCTGAAAAGATTTATTGATATTGAATATGCTTTACCTGATCCTGATGTAGATAGTTTTTGCCAGTATCTATTTGAATATTACAATTTCCAATCTTTTTTTTTCCAGGCACAAGATCTATCTTATAATGAGTCAGGTGCTATTCAATCTTTTTTACTAACAGCATCAACCATTTTCAAATACAAGAGATTAACATTAAGACAAGCCGAAAAGATTTTCATAAATACCCGTTTATCCTTAAATATGTTTGGCGATACGCATGATAAGATACATGTCGATTTATTATGCATACTAACCTATCTCCGAGTTTGTGAATCCGATTTCTATGAAAAGATCTCACGTAGAGAATATAATACAATACAGGAACTGATTAATCAAATTGAGCTAATTTTTCCTCAACAAATATTCGACATTAACCCTATTGGTAGTTGGTCAAACGTGATTTTTCATGAAACAATAGCACTCCTATTAGAATATTATGCGATAGAACCTGTAAAAAACGATAAAGAATTAATGATAACCGACATTAACGGAGACGAAAAACTATGTTTCAAAACAAAGTTCATTAATGAGCGTTCATTAATAGAAGCCATTCAATGGGTTAATCAGCAAGGAGTTTACATATCTTTAGAAACCATTATCGCTAAGATTAACCTACTGGATAATCTTCAAGTTCAATAGTTATTACACAAAACAGAATATTATACAAACAAAAACTTTATCTTTGTCCCCTATAACAAATTAAAACCACACAAATGGAAACAAAAAAATTAACTGCTGCCGAAAGCACTTTGGCAACTATGTCAAAAACAGTGCTAGTGTTAGGTATCATTGGTTCAGTATTCGCATTCTTTTCTTCGTGTATTGCATGGGAATATTCCAAATACTCCGGAGGTATAGTAGGAGTAGACGGAATTAACTGGCTAGGCTTCCCAGTTCTCATTTATTGCATCATGGGAACTTTAATCGGATGGGCCGTTCTCTCCATCCTCGTCGAGATCTCCGTCAACATCCGGACACAAAAGACTCAATCTAGCTGGAAAAAAGACTTTGCCGTGATGGTGGCTGCTGGACAAAAGGAAAAGGCTAAAGAAGTACTTTATCGTGGCATAATGGAATCTAAGGAGTTTAAGCAGGTATTAACCGGTGGAAACGAAAACTACCATAAAGAATGCATAGATGCTTTAAACAAGAAATACAGTGATCATCTCAAAGCTATCGGTGAGGATTCATTTATAAACACGGACGAGAACGAAATATATCAAGCATTCAAATAAAACACCCCTTCAAAGGGAAAAATTAAAACTACACAAATGAAAAGATTTATTTTATTTTTTGTGGTCATGACCGCAATGGTGTGCAGTATCTCCGCACAGAACGCAGATTTGCAAAAATGGACAAAAGGAGCAACGAATAGAAGTAACGGTATCCATCAAATCGAGAATCCCAAATCCGTAGGTAAACTCAATGAATATTGTTCATTGATGGAAAAGTCCACAAAGTTTCAATGTGGTGCGCTGACATTCGCCGGCATTGGAACAGGATTATCTATTGCAGGAGCAATCATTGGAACAAAAGGAAATGATGACTATGAAGGGGATTTGGATAAAATGGAATCTGACCGCAAAACAAGAAAAAGTTTATTTATCGGAGCTGGAGTCAGTTTTGCAGTAGCCCTCTGTTGTGAAATTGTAGCTCTCGACTGCAAACTTAAAGCCGGAAAATCACTTAGAGTCTTCACAAACGGGACCGGAGGAGGATTAGCATATACCTTTTAATATAAATAAGCGGAGCAAAAAACTCCGCTTTCTTTTTGCTACAAGAGGAATCTTTTGTACTTTAGCTGTCGCCAAAATAAACCAGCCGTCAATTCCTTATGTCGTGCATCCGTAAAATCGGGTGGCTGGGTGGTTCCAGTTGGCACACGACATAAGGAATTGATTTTTTATATTATGAAATCATTAGATACACATTTTAAAGACATCATACTAAGAGATTTATATAAAGATCCTCGAAAAAAACGCATCCAACAGGACATTATGGATAAACTACAAACTAAATTATTTCCTGAGCAACTTATTAGCTATCGGAAACAATTAGTCATGGAAGGATTAATCACCGAAGAAGAACCGGACGAAATACATTCATTAATTGAAATCACTCCGAAAGGATATGAGGCTATTGAGAAATATGGCAGCTATCAATCTTTCTTGGCCGCCAAAACAACAGAAATAATCAATAACACAAAATTGACTACACTCAATATAAAACAACTAAGAATCAAAAATCTATCCATATTAATAAATATTATATTGGCTATTTTAGGGATACTTCTCACCTCTTATACTATCTATCAAAACAATCAGATAAACGAATTAAAGGAGCTACTCTACAAAAGTAATATAGAAATCCCAATAAAATAATATTTTTCAGAATTTCCCTTTGGCACTTTCAAATATTATCCTCATATTTGCAGAGTCAAAACCCATCGTGAGGTATCACGAACGAAGAGCAACGGATAATGCTCAATATGAAATTGGGCTATTTTTATGCCCATAAGTTTGCTATTGGCACTATGCTATTAGTAAACTCACATACAAAATAGTCGAAGTTTATTTATAAACAAATACGGCTGCCTTTCCTATTACTTTAGTCTCAGTCTCTTCGGAGTGAACTACGGTGGGTTTTTGACGAAACGGGAAAGTGCAGCCGTTCTTGTACTTCCGCTAGTCGAGCGGATTCTCGACTAAAACGTCAAAAACCCATCGTATGAAACAAAAAAACATCGGCACAACCTTCGTGCCCTCATTCCGTACCAATAGTACAGATGTAAACACGCTCCAAGAACGTTACTTCAGCGAACTTAAGAAAGACTGTGCTATCAACTCCGCATCAGACGCTTACTACGTCTCTGCCATAGCCTTCTTTTGCCTTACCTTTATCTTCCCTCCTGCCGTGATCGGTGCAGCCATCTGTGTCTATCGGGCAAAACAATGCAAGAAAGGAGGTAAGAAATGATATTCATTTATGATGTAAAGACCTACCGAAAGGTTAATAACAAAGGGCAGGAAATGTGTGAATTTGCCCTGGCATACGACCGTATCCTAGTACATGATAAATGCGCAATGGATTCACTAAAGTGTGAATTTGAAGAAGTCGTCAAAAGACTAAACGAAAAATACCCTAACCAAAAGACGCTCATATTTAGAAGTAGTCATGAAACTTCCTCCGGAGGGCAGTGGAGCTTTAAACTAGGAGATGACGATAGCACCCCTGTGTGCTTTATTTCTTATAGCAAAGTTCGTGGTCATTATTCTTTTGGAGAAGATACTTACCTGTTAGAGCAGAAAGGAGATCAACCATGAAAAAATACATAGAGAAAATCATACCATCTCAATGTCGTGTTATTAACAATGAAACAGGCTACATCCACTTAGAAGGCGAATCAATGATTCTCAGACCGGATGGCAGTTATGCCGGAACCGTAACTACGACTATCGGATCTATCAGAGAGAATCATATCGATACCGTTATTGAGATGCTTACCAACTACAAAAAGAAGATAGCATCGCCCAAAAGAGGACAAACTATTGGCAAAATAATCACGTTCGATTTTAGGAACAAGATCAATAAAGGAGGTCGTCCATGAGTCGTCGTCATCGCCGAGATAAGCGTGCCCGTATGCAAGCCATATTAAACTTAGTATCCGTATATTATGTTTTCAACCAATTCAAATTCTAGGTGTTATGAATAGACATGAAGCCTTGCAATTATCCGGATTAATCCGTATCTTGTTACCCAATAATAATAAAGACTTAGATCCATGATAGCATTTATCATCATAGTAACTGGAATAATATCCTTGACTCTGGCATTCACTGCAGGGCGCAAGAAAAATATTACGGTATATCATCGAGACTATAATGGTCATAAAAGTGCTTCAGATGAATTACCTGAACGATATCGAATGAGTAAAGGGCTTTTCATAGCCCTGTTATTACTACTTCTAGTCTATTTACTAGCAAAGTAACTGTCCTTTATAGCCCGCCTACAGCGGGCTATTTTTGTCTCCATAACCAAAACATTGCAAAGTTATGGAACAATATTCTCATTATGAATATGGCGAGCTTCTAGCCAATAAGCTCAAAGCGATTTCCCACACCCCGGAACATCCTCACTTCTTCACCGCCTTTGGGCTTGAAGATTTATTCGGATTTGAGGATAAGCTCTCAAATGTGACAGGAATGGTCCTTATCGCTGTTGATGGTATGGAATCCGAATCATCCGATAACAATGGAGATGGATTGACTGACCGTAATGAATATTCATTCATCGTCGCACGCAACACAAATTCGTCACGTCCGGAAACAATCAATCAAGCCGCATTAGACTGTAAAGTCATTGCCAAGCAAATCCGTAACCGCCTCTTTCACGATCCAACTCTGAAATACTCCATTAGCCGAACGACACGTATCAACGGAATAGGACCTATAGGTGACAACTTCTATGGAGTGATACTTACCTTCTCCCTGCGGGAACCTGAAGATTTTTTTATCAACTCTGATTTTTGGGAGGACTAATCTATGGGATTCTATAAAAATTATCGGGATATGCGTTCCGATGTCAGACGTTATAATGCCGCTGTTCGCCGCGCCAACAATCTGGCAGGCAAAGGCTCGTCACAGCTCATACACATAGAAACCGTATCCGAAATAGAACGATATACGATGGCTAAAGACGCTGACCGACTAGTCGCATTCAATAAAGACGTACAGAAATGGATGAGCTCTGTCGCTGCCCAACTACGTGCATCAATTTCATCTCACAGTATGCGCGTGGCCACCGATTTAAGACCTAGAATGTATACTGACAAATATGGACTCATCAACAAACTCGGTTTTTCTTTTCCCCGTCATGGCATCTACATCCACAAAGGAGCCGGAAAAGGGTATGGAGGAACAACTGGATCCAAGTGGACGAAACTGAAACGAATCGGCGGGATCGAGGTAAGTACCGGGATTGTCCGACATACCAATCCTGAATCATTGAATGGCAGCCAGGGTACAGGAAACCGCAAAGCATACGAATGGTTCGATCCCATTGTCCGTAATCGAATCCCCGAACTAGAAACAATCATTACCAACTATTTCGATTCAATGATCATTGATGCCACACGCATCTATATCAACAAATAATCTATGAGCAACGATCTGAACCGTAGTATTAAAATCTACATTGATGGCACGGAAGCCGCATTAGGAGTCAAGCAAGTCGAAACTGCTATCCAAAAATTGGAAAACAAGTTAGCCTCTCTCAATAAATCCGAAGCTAACTACAACACCCAATCAAGAAAACTTCAGCAGGAAATTAATAAGAAAACGACGACTCTTGAAAAGTACAAACAAAGTATCAGAGAAACAGAACGTATTCTGAGCAATCTTTCCGGAGCAACCTATAACGAACTGATCTCTGTACAGTCCAAGGTTCGTAAGCAGCTCCGGGATGCAATACCTGGTACACAACAGCACTCAGTAGCCTTAGAACAGAATCGACGGGTAACCGAAGCTCTCACTCGTGCCCAAGCAGCAATGCGCGTTGAAGTGGGATGCCAAGGAACCGTTTGGGGGCAGGCCGCTAACTTCGTCAATAAATATATGGCCCTTATCGGTGGAGTTGTCGCCTCTGTTACAGGATTATCTATGACTATACGACGTTCCGTTGATGACTATGCGCAAATCTCCGAGGCTATGGCTGGAGTAAAAAAATACACTGGGATGACAGATGAAGCGGTGAAGGATCTGAATGAAGATCTCAAAAAGATAGATACCCGGACTCCACGCGAACGATTGAACGAGCTGGCACAAGATGCAGGTCGCCTCGGTATACAAGGAAAGCAGGATATTCTTGACTTCGTAGATGCTGCCGATAAAATCAATGTTGCATTGGGTGAGGATCTAGGAGAAGACGCAGTTAAGAATATTGGTAAACTAGCACAAATGTTTGGTGAAGATAAAACACTAGGATTACGCGGTGCTATGCTCGCCACAGGGAGTGCCATCAATGAAGTAGCTCAGAATAGCAGTGCCGCAGAATCATATCTTGTAGACTTTACTGCACGTGTATCCGGAACTGGAAAACAAGCCGGAATTTCACAAACACAAATCATGGGATTCGCCTCTGTGCTTGATCAAGATATGCAGCAAGTAGAAATGGCTTCCACTGCTCTGCAGACTGTCATCATGAAAGTATACCAGGAACCAGCCAAATTCGCTAAAATGGCAGGGAAAGATGTTAAGGATTTTACAAAATTACTTAAGGAAGATGCCAATGAAGCCCTCCTACAGCTATTAGAAAACTTAGGAAGTAAAGGCGGGCTACAGCAACTAGCACCTTTATTTAAAGACATGAAACTTGATGGTGTACGCGCTGCCGGAGTCTTAAATACTTTAGCTGCCAATACCGCTAAAATCCGAGAAGAGCAAGAACGGGCTACTACCGCATATAAAGAAGGTACATCGGTTATCAACGAATTTAATGTGCAGAACAATACAGTACAAGCGCGTCTCGACAAAGCTAAAAATGGTTTTAAAGAAGTGTCTTATCAATTAGGGGAGAAAATGCTTCCCCTCATGTCTAATGCCATTACCGCTACCAGTTTTTTCGTACGGGCACTCAATTCTTTAATTGAATTCATTGCACGATATTCACATATATTGATACCATTAACAGCTACAATAGCAACCTATGTTCTCATCTGTAAAGCTCAGATCATAGAAGAAAAGCTCAAAGTGTTTTGGAATCAGAAAGTAATAGCTACACTCAAAGAAATGTATGCTGTCATGTTACGCAACCCATACCTGGCAGTCGCGGCTGTCATTGTTACTCTTATTTCTGCATTAAGCAATATGAATAAGGAAATGACAGAATCGGAACGTATTGAGAAAAGCCTAACAGAGATTCGAAATAATTCAAAAAACAACATACAGGACGAACGTAATGAGGTTGAGCATCTCTTATCTGTTGCACGTAACGAGAACTTGAGCAAAGCTGAACGAGAAGCAGCTATCCGCAGGCTAAACGAGATTTCTCCCGAATACCTTGGCAATTTATCTTTGGAAACTATAAATACGGAGCAGGCTACTGCTGCTGTAAATTCATACGTTGACAGTCTTCTTGTTCTAGAGGAAATAAAACAAACTCAAAAGAAAATTAGTGAACTGAGAGATAGAAAGGATGATCTCGGTGAAAACGGACCTGACAACGGCTTTTGGTCTGATGTAGAAGCAGGAGCTGCCAATATGCTAAATGGTTTCAAAACATCATTGGGACTTACCACTGACGCTTGGGCTGATAATGTACTCAATGAATATATAAACAAGGGAGCAAATGAACTGCGTTCATTAGATCGAGAAATCCAAACATTAAACCAACATATAGAGGAATCCAGAGAAAAACTCATCAAGATCGAATCAGAGAAACCTCAGCCTGTAAAAAACAATTCTACCACAGAAGAGGACGATGATGATGAAAAAGCGCTTAAAAAACGACTCGAACGAGAAAAAGTACTATATACCCAAAAACAAGCCTTCTTAAAAGCAATGTACCTAGAAGGAGGAGATGAAACCCTTCAGACAGAAAAGCAACTTAACAAAGAATTAGAATGTCTGCAGATGGAATACCTGGAACGTTCATTGAAAGTCACCGGTACAAAATCTAAAGAAGGCATTGAGATCCAAAATCAGATCAATGATCTGAAGCTGAAGATGCAAAAAGAACATACCCAAGAACTGATTGATCAAGAAAAAACAGACTATGAACGTCAGCAACAGGAATTAAAAGAGTTATATGCTTCCGGGAAGGATGAGAATCTGAATTCTGAGGCTGCATACAATGATGCGATGGAACAGCTCACCGTCATGCACCTGGAACGTATGCTTTCTCTTGCAGGATTAAATGCAGAACAACGGAAGCAAGTAGAGAAGCAGCTGCTGGACTTCAAAGTCAAATGCTTGAAAGAAGAACAAGCTGCACATGCTAAAGCAAAAGAAGCTGAGCAAAAGAAGACCGAAGCACAGACCAAGAAAGAACAGCAACAATACCAGGAACGTATCAACACATATAAGCAATATGGATCCGAGTTAGGATCTGCAGTGGGTAACCTGATCTCCGGACAAGAAAATGCCATGCAAGGCTTTGCCGATACCATGATCGATATCATATTCGATGTATTGGGTCAACTCATTAATGCAGAAATCATTAAAGCTACAGCCACAGCTACCGGTGCAGTAGCAAGAGTGACAGCGGAAGCTGCAGCTATGCCCGACTCTGTAGCAACATTCGGTGCTACTGCTGCAGCTCGCGTCGCCATCCTCTCCGGATTGATCATGGCAGCACTTGCTACAGCCAAGTCCACTCTAAAAGGTTTGATAGGTGGAAAGCATTCATCCAGTTCTTCCAGTGACACTGACTCTTCCACCGACCCTACTAAACGAGCAACAGTCAGTGTATCACAATGGGCATCCGGACGTTATGATGTGATCGGAGAAGATGATGGTAAGAACTACCGCAATGTACCTTACATCGGATCCTCCCCTACCGGAATTGTCCGACGCACCTCCTTGATTTCCGAAAATGGTGCTGAATTAATCATTAACGCAGAAGATCTTGCCAGGCTGCAGAAGCACATCAACTATCCCTTGATAATGGATGCTATTGAAGATGCCCGCAGCGGACATATTCCTCAGCGTGCCTCCGGAAATTATTCGGTTGTTGACAATTACAAAGAGAACAGCAAGGAAACTGGCAACGCAGCACTATCCGCTACCGAACTTGAAGAATTGCTCAAAGAGATAGGCCGCCTCATTAGTACGCTTAAAACCTTGAAAGCATACGTCACCCTACGCGATATCCATAAAGCAGAAGAGCTGGACGAAAAAACAAAGAAACCGTTTACCCGATCAACTAAATAAATCAGCCATGTCACTCAAAATATCTAACGCCTCCGGAACTTTCGACCTACAGAAAGATTTCAATACAGAGATAGAAGACAGTTCTCCTATCTATAATGAGCGCGGTTCCCAGTCCATCGCAGCCACCATACCGGGCACAAAGAAGAACCTTCGCCTAAACAAGCACATTGAGCGAACCGACATTGATACCGCTCCTGCCAAAGATGATCGTATCACGATTGCCGATGGCGTATATCACCGCATCGGGAAGATGAATGTGGTAAGCGCATCCGAGGAAGAAGGTATTACCTTTAATGTTGGTTTTAGTGAGTCCGAATTATACAGCATTTGGAACGCAGTTTCCCTGCAATCTTTGGACATGCCGGTCTACAAACCGGAAGGAGGTGTATCCGCCCTCGTCTCTTATATTTTAGATAATAGATTAAAAGAAGACTCTCCGTTTTGCCTTTTTCCTATAGCCGTATCTTACAACCGTAAAGTAGATAAAGAGACCATAGACTACCTGGAATATCTCAACAACTATAACGGATCGTTCGGAGCAGCCCGAACAGAAACTTTTTTCATAGATGACGGGCCGGTAGAAGTATCACTACCTGAAGGTTATGGAGTCACACCATTCCTAAAAGTAAGCTACATACTTGAAACCATCTTCGCAGCCTATGGCTACACCATCATCGAAAATCCATTCACTACACACCACCAGCTCAAACAGCTGGTAGTACTTAATAATGCCGCAGACTGCTGTGTCAAAGGGATTCTAAAATATTCCGAATTGATGCCGGATTGCACTATCAATGAATTCATGCAAGCACTTTGGTGCCGTTTCGGTCTGCTCTATTTTGTTGATGGAAACACCCGCAGCGTCCGGCTTAAATTCATACGAGATATCATCAACGCTCCTCAATCTTCAGACTGGACACTATTGAAAGCATCTAAACCGGTCATTAATTTTGAAGAGCCACAGCAACTTAAATTATCAGCTTCGACCAACGTGAAAGGTCCGACAAATGAATCTTCCGCTGCACCCGCCGCTGAATCACTGGACAAATTTCTAAAACCATACAATTATATTGTAACGACTAAAGCAGGAGGATATCTAGTTTATATGCCTCAGTATGCAGCCTATTACAAAACAGACAATGTCACCCAACGAACTGAATTTGTATCCTCCGAGTTCTTTTCCTGGGACAGAGGAGCAGATATGGCATACAAAGATATCTCCTCTGTTGATGAATTCCTCCCGTCCAAGTTGGCTATGTTTAAAGTAAGCACAACCAAAAATATCTCCGTCCCGCTTTATCTTTTCAGCAAAGTACATCGCTATACTACTATTACAAGTTCAGACGTCGACATATCCGAGAATCTGGAATACCAGACTCCACTCGCTTTTTGCTTCTCGTTCTTTGACTCAAACAGCTATTTGGTCTACGGATCGCAAAACTGTTTAGATTTACAAGGTAAGCCGGCACTGGATAAGCAGTATGGTGAAGCCTGTGACATATCACTCACTTTTGTTGGCCAATACGGATTGTTCAGTCATTTTTGGCGTGACTACGATGCGATACTCCGACATGCTAATCATGTGGTCGAAACTGACGTACATCTGTCTGCACAACAATGTATGAATCCGAGCTTCCTGTCCCCTATCCTGCTGGATGGTCAACGTATGTTGCCTGATTCAGTCCGATATACACTCCCATATCGTTCGTCGGTTCCGGCTAAAGTAAAGCTGCGAACGATCAAACTACTTAAGCCTTTTGATTTGGACAAAGAGCAAACTGTACCTATTGTTGAACAACTCTATACATGGAAACGATTCGATAATAGATCAGCCGCTGTCAACGCTGCGACCAAGAGCCAAGTGGACGAATGGAGAAGTAAATTGGGGAAAGATCAAACCATTTATGATCTGCAGTACAAGAACGCATCAACGGATGCTCCTAACGTAAAGATACCTCTGTCTGTTCCGACTGAAGAGGACTTCAATAATAAACAAGAATACTTTATTTACAAGGCAACGCACAGTTTTGATTTATACTACCGGGTACGGACATATCTAGGTACATCAGGTGGTACCATGCATTACGACATCAGCGATCCTAAAGGAGGAGTGCATTACGATGTGCAATATGACCAGTTTGTGCGTGCCGAACTGTTTTAGTTGTCCTTTATCACTCATGTTATAATCTTCAATTTTGCAATTATGAATAATCAAGTGACCATTACAGCAGCTATACAATCCGCCAGCATCGAACAAATGTTGCTTGCGTATAAATCGTATTCAGGGAATGCCTCTGCTACTTCTGATGAGTTCTTTGAGTTCCTCACCCTTCCGACTGCGGAGCGGGAGGCTTTCTTACAGTATCAATGTGCTTGTGATTATCAGGTACAGGGATCTATTGTTATACCTAACTACCAAGTAAAATGAGCCTACTATCTGCAAACATATATCCAGCCAGTATGGCATTGACCGGGAACCCGATCAAGCTATCGATCAGTAGCAGCTCGCGTGCAACCTACACCATTTCAGCTGATGGAAAAGAAATATTCACCGGCAGCGGAGAAGGCGACTTCTTTGTCTTTCTACAAGACATCCTTGCCGATGTCGTGCAACCGGCACAATTATATAATGAGTCTGAGAAGATCCTGCTCCAAGCAGATAGTTGTGCCAAAAGCATTACAATCAACGTTTCAAACGCAAATGGGGAAACAAAGGTTTTATATCTAAACGTGTTTATCGGAGGAATCAGCAAGCGAATGCTCCGGCATCTGCATGAAGAAAACAAAAGCGTCTTTCTCTGGAAGTTAATGAATCCGGAAGTGAACTTCTTCCAGACTACACGAACGACCGGAAAACTTATCACGATCAGGGAAACGGAGTTGCTGCCTATGCCTTTCATCTATCCGGAAGGAGGAGTTATGAAAGTCCTCACAAACGGAATAGAGACAACGATAGAAGGATCAGCCGGGCAACCGGTCGCTTTGAATATATATCGCCTCCGGAAGCAGTTGTTTGATACACATCATATCTTGGCTTCCGTATTTGATGTGTATGTAGGAGAGAAAAAATCTTGCACGATCGTCATTACGCCGGGCACAATCAGCCGCGAAAGATATCTCCTGCAGTTTCTCAATTCATACGGTTCCTATGAGTTAATCGAAATCACTGGTATCGGTACAATCAAGCGCGAAGCTGACGAGGAGAACGCATTCAATGCGTATGATGAAGTTATAGACGACTACGTAGAATCTTGGGAGAGATTGTCCGGGAAAGAATCTATGACTGTAGAATCAGGGTACCGGACGAATGATGAACTAATTTTTTTGATCGATATGTTATCCTCTGAAGACGTCCGTATCCTCGGCATGGACGGACGAAATATCAGAGTTAACGTCACAGCTGAGAACCTGACCAGAGCAGCTCGCGCCACTTCTCCGGAGAGTGTCAAGTTAACCTTGCATTTTAGTGATTCAGAGCAAAGAGTTGGATCATTCGGTGATGATGATTTCGGATCCGCACGCATACATACCGAACAATTCACTTCACAATTCAACTGACATGGCAGATAACCAGGAAGTCATAGATAAACTCATTGATTACATTGATCAAGCCATTCTGAAGAACAGTGTATCTAACCGGGATGTGGCAGCCGTATTATCTTTCCTGAATGAAAGATATAAGAATATGCCCGGATCCGGAGGGAGCCTGACCAAGGATATCCGCGTCACAGCTCCACAAACTGGCTACATTAAGCCCGGCGATGTTCTGAAACAAGGAACAACATACGAAAGTCTCTTCAGGACAATGCTCTCACATGCAGAGTCGGCATCTCTAGTAGGACATCTGTCAACGTCCAATGACGTCGAATATGGGACGGCTAAGGGACAGATCACTTATATAGCAAGCAGGTATGGTAACGGTGAAATGATCAAAGCATATTATGATTACAATGAAGCATTCAAAATGGAATTCTCAGCAGAGAGCAATGGCGAGCAAAGAGCTGTACGAGTCTTAGACGGATACTATACTCAGGGGGAAACCTATGCTGCCACAGTAGTTTATGCTGCAAGCGCAGATAATACCATACCGCAGCAAACTTTAAATAATAAGATTAGTGTAAATGTGAGGCGTAAATGGTTCGCAGGGGTATGCTCCTCTATTCCTCAGTCATCTGCTGATATAAGGGCATTGGGCACAAGTGGATTCTATACCGGTCCCGGTACCTTTAAGTTCCCTGCATCAAACTGGAAAATAGTGGCTGTATGTGTTCCTTCAGGCACACTGTCAGAACTGTCTCTGACTTCTTATCCCGCCAACTTTGCAGAAGATAAAGAATACTGTATAGGTCCTATCAAGATATCAGTAGAAGGCGCAAACAGTAGCGAAGCTATTGATTATAATCTATGGTACCTGCAAACCGGTGGACTCAACGACCCGGATACATTCACTTTTAAAATAGTATAAGGATATGGTAAAACTGAATATAAAAGGTTCAAGCTTCGCCGCTCAATATAGAAGAACAACGGGTCGTTTTATCGACTCCACGGATGGCTGGGAATCACTGGAGGAAGCAACCCGATATGCACAGAATATTGAAGAAGAGGAATATTTTCCGATTGATGGACAAATTATAACAGTCAAGGAAAATGGGAAAACAAATGCTTATATACTCGTTCCTGATGAATCAATTCCCGTTACTAATAAGCGTAAGCATTACAAGCTCGAACCCATCTCCTCTAAATCATTCGGTGATGATCGTTATGCACGTAAAGACATCAAAGATACTTTCAAGAAAGGCTTTACTTCTAAAGAAGGCTGCGATATCGAGGGCGGCTTGAATGTCGGTAAAATGACCCGGCTGTCCGGTGGTGTCGTCGTGATGGCCGACACCGATTATGGAGTTACAGAATCAGAAAAAGAAAATCCCGAAAATAGTAATGTTATGGCAATAGGATTAACAGAAGTTCCTAAAAATAGCGGATTCGGTTCTACCTCACTAGGTGAGATGGACAACACAGATGAATCATTCGATCTAGTTCCGGACGGCAACTATATGATGCAAAAACGAGCAGGTGTATTCTATCCCGTGAAAGCAGCTGCAGGCGGTGGAGGAACAAAACTCACGCTTGCCTTTGTCACTCCGTCCAACATGACCGCCGTTCACGGTAAGGAAACGCTGATCAAGTACACATACTCATCTACCTTGTCCGGAGAGGAAACCGGCGAAGGTATTGCAACCTATACCTTAAACAATAAACAGGTAGCCTCTGAAACAATCAACCAAGGGGAAGTTTCATTCAATATAGGCAAATACCTGATACTCGGTGATAACGTCCTCGTCGTACAAGTTACCGACAGTTACGGAGCTATCCGCAAGCTGACATTTAAAATCAACGCAGTAAGCATTGCCGTAACGTCTACATTTGACGATTCAAAAGCCTATGTCGGAGCGATCTCATTCCCATATACCCCGATGGGTGCCGTAGAGAAAACCATTCACTTTGTCGTTGATGGCAAAGAAACGGGTACCTACACCACATCTGTGTCTAATCGTCAGCAGACATATTCAATCCCGGCACAGGCGCATGGTGCACATACGCTCGACGTTTATGCGACAGCGACGATCAATGATACCGAAGTAGAAAGCGATCATCTACGCTATGATATTATCAGCATTGTATCCGGAAACAACACACCGGTTATTGCGTCATCCTTCAGGACTGCCGAAGTGGAACAATTCAGCACACTCCTTATCCCCTACATCGTTTATAATCCTGCCACAACGACAAGTGATATCACCCTGTCAGCCAATGGAACCGTAATTAGTGATCAAACGATAGACCGCACGCGACAAACATGGAGTTACCGGGCAGAAACTCCCGGAGAACTGGAACTGAAAATAGCATGCGGATCTGTGACCAAAACATTCAACCTGACGGTTACGGAATCAGAGATCGATGTTCGTCCGGAGGAAGCGGATCTCGTTCTCTTCCTCACTTCCGTAAACCGCAGCAACAACGAAGAAGGAAAAAACATCTGGAACTACGGAGAGATCTTCGCTGTACT